GTAAAGGCATCTAAAATATCAGTAACAGCTACATCACCATTTTGAATAGACTGTCCCACTAAAAGTGTACACTGCGTTTGATATGTGTTTGAAAATCTATCGCTTGCAGCACTTCGTTTGCCAATCGCATGTGTCGCAGCGTTGCCGAATGAATCCATAGTTGATAAAGCGCCAGCAGATGGACCAAATGTAACTGTAACGTTATTTTGAACACCATTCACATAAAGTTGTACAGCACTGGCTTGTGCAACATTAAGATCAATTGACAGTATAAAATGATACCAGCCAGTATCTCTAAAGACATTACTAGTGGAATAGATAATTGTTGATCCACCGTTTTGCTCAAGATGAATATCTATTGTATCATCAGCTTGGAAACCAAAACGATCCGCTCTACCGCTTTTGTCTGCCGTAAAAATACTTTGCAATCTTGTAAAATCATTTCGTTGTAACCAACAGGCATAAACAATTCTGGATTGTGCAGAGCCAGATGAAAATGTTTTGTCCATATAGTCAGCAGAACCGTCAAACCACACTGAATTACCAATCACAGTTGGGTCAAACGGTGCTGGACCTGTACTCTGTCCACCTGCACCTAGAAGAAGATTGTTACTAAATACACTCATTATGAATATGCCTTTGTTACTAAACTATGAACATCTGTAGATGTACGTACAATATAGTCTAACCTATCTACTGAATTGATAGAAGTAGAAATAACAGGAGCAGTACCATCAGGAAAACCCCAGTTTGATCCAAAGGCAAGTGTTCTTGTTCCTGTACCATCTTGTACAATAAAGATACTACCCACCTGTCCAGCTACACAGTTGGTTGGATTATCCAATGTCCTATTACCTGCAAGTGTAATTGCAAAGTTTTGTCCTGTATTAAAGTCAACTGCAATGTTTGCTGCATCTGTAAGACTTACAATATCTGCTACAGCAGCAGTACCAATACGAAGTTCTTTTCCTAGAAGCGCATCTACTCCAATAGCAACCGCACTTACATAAAAGTCTGTACCACTTACTGTACCAGTTAGTGTACCACCAGCAAGAGGTAAATGGTTTGCAATGCTTGTTGCCATTGTTGCCGATAGATTTGTAATAACTGTATTAACACTTGTAATAGCAGCAGTTCTATTATCAATACTTGTAGCAAATGTAGCAGATAGATCAGTAATGACCGTATTAATACTTGTAATAGCTGCTGTGTTCACACTCGTTAAAGCAGAGACTGCTTCTACTACAGTATTGATACTTGTTATTGCAGCAGCATTAACTGAAGTAAGTGCAGAGACTGCTGCTACTACAGTATTAATACTGGTAATAGCTGCAGTATTTACAGATGTAAGAGCAGAAACATTTGCAACTACAGTATTAATACTGGTAATAGCTGCAGCATTAACTGACGTAACTGCAGATACTGCATCTACAACTGTATTAATGCTTGTAATTGAATCAAGATTTGTTTGTGTTAGTACAGATACTGCAGCAAGTTCAGCACTTGTTGCAAAGTCAAAATTATCAACTACAGTATTAATGCTTGTGATAGCTGCAGCATTAACAGATGTAAGAGCAGATACATTTGCAACAACAGTATTAATACTTGTTATAGCGTCAAGGTTTGTCTGTGTTAGTACTGATACTGCAGCAACATCATTGATTGTTGCAGCGTTAACGCCAGAGATAAGAAGATTACCTGTTACTTCAAGAGCAGTACTAACTGAAACTGTACCAAAGTTTTGATTTGCAGAGACAAGGATTGTGCCACTTACAGGTATAGAACTAGATACTCCACCATCAACTGTAATCTTAATACCAGTTCCTGCTTCAATTCTTTTTACAGTGCCACCTTCAGCAGAAGGAACATTTGTCAAACCTGAACCATCACCTACGAAAAACGCTGCACTAACAATGCTATTAAATGTAGCAACAGAAGCAGATACTTTAGCAACATTAATTGTTGTGTCTTCTAAACTTACAGCAATAGTTGGATTGCCCTCAGTACCATCTGCATTACCTATTGTTATTCCTGAACCTGCAGTAAGTGTTCTACCGTATACACTACCACCACTTACTGCAACAAGACCTGTTGCACCAGTAAGATCAGCTACATTGTTTAGTGTAGATGCATTAGCAGTAAGAGTTACACCATTAAGCTGAAATGTTCCATCAATGTTAACACTAGAATTACTAAGCTGTAGTCCTGAGTTTGTGCCTGATCCATCTTGAACAGTTTGTACTGTTCCAGTAAGTCCAGTATTATTACTTCCTACTTGGAGAAGTTGCTTATAACTATTTGCAATTTTTGAACCAGTAAGTGTTGCCATTATATCATATTCCAATCAGTGTCATAATTTTCCCAAGTATTAGTAGCATCATTCCATATTATATTACGATCATTATTCAATGGTGGACGAGGATTACGAATACTCTCATCATCTCGTACATTAGCAGTTCTATTCTGTGGATGGTTCTTTAGATCATATGCTCCTTCATAATCTGTAGGGCATACAAGCATACCATAACTATTCATCTTCAATACCCTATGAGGATACTGAAAGCCACAAGTGTCACATATTGCTAATGCTCGCTTGTTGCTTGCCATAATTATACTTTATTTAAACGTGGTAGAAAATAGGCACTTGCTCTTTCTCTGTCTTCATCCATTGCCCTTGAAAGTCTTTCTTCGTATTCCATCTTTAAAAATTGAATACGTGAACCATCTACTCCGGGTCGTTTCATTGACATAAAATATGATAGACCTGCTGTAAGACAGGGGAGAAAACGTCTCGATACATCAGCAATTTGTACAGCAGATTTATTAACATCTTGTATATACTTTATCTGTTCTAGTTTAAGAGTATCTGTTGTATTTTCTGGTACAGGCCAGAGGTAAAGAGTAGGGTTAGCGCGATCACGGCGAATAGCATACTGTGTAGGTCTTCCCTTTTGACTCTTGCGAGGTATCTTGAGATACTCTTCCATACTAATTCTTTCAAGTTGTAAATCAGTATTATCTCTATTTAATACTGCCTCTGTAATATCTACTGTACTAGAGGTAAGAGCATAAGCTGTAACGCTAGTAGAAACTGAAACTACTGTAGTACCTGCAGTCCATAAAAGAATGCCTCTGTTCTGCCAATCTTGTAAGAGAAGATTAATTGAACGACGAGCAGACTTAGGTTCATGTCCTAGTGTCTGCTCACCACCAATCATTTCCATTGCTTCTTGAATAACTTCATCAATATCCATTGAGAAGTTATATGTGCCACTGGTACTCATTCGAGTTATCCCTAGTCGTTATACTCTACAATCTTACCCGGTTCATAATCTACAACAACATCCTGTTCTGCACCTTTAACCTGTGGACCTTTACGTGCAGCACCAAAACCCTGACCTGTAGGTTTACCAGTCATTTTTAAAACGTCTTCTTGTGTACGAGGATTTTTAATCCAATTATACGTATATTCTTTTACTGCCATTTTTAACTCTCCTCTTAACCTTACGTTTAGTTTTTCTTTTTTTACTAGGTACTTTAGTAATCTGTTGTGGTATACTTGATCTACCTATAGCCATCTAACACTTCCATCTCTTACGTGCTTGTCGTAATCTTGAATTAGGATTTTTAGCAGCTTTGGGAAACTTCTTCATCTGACCTGCGCTACGTGCACAGTAACTCTTTCTACGTGCCGCTCGTTTACCTGTAGGACTAGATTCAGTCACAGCAGTTTTTAACTTACTACCGGGATTTTCTCTGCGATACTTAGCTACTCCTTTTGCAGTCATACCTGCACCTTGTTTGGTAGGACGTTTCTGCCCACCGCCAATAGTATGGCCCTTCATTCCCTTACCAGTAGACTTACGTTTCTTTTTTACAGCCATTACTTTTTCCTGCGTGTTTTAGTACCAGTTTTTAAAGTACTAACCATAGTAGGTTTACCACCTACACCTTGTTTAACTGATCGCTTACGTTTTACTGCAGACGCTTTCTGTCCTGCTGTCATACTCTTTGCTTTTGCAAGCGGCACACATTTAGGATACTTACGCTTTGTACTTTTGGTTGACTTTCTTCCACAGGGTTGGTACTTACCATTCTTCTTTGGTGCACCAATGTCAACCCACTTTTCGTCTACCCATTTACGTAAACCACCACCTGCTTTCTTCTTTACAACTTTTTTCTTTTTCTTACCACCCGGCTTTACCTTGCCACTACAAACAGAAGATGCATACATATTTGCATAAGCTGATGGATATACATCAAACTTACGTTTTGCTGCAGCTTTACCCTTTGGACATAGTTTAGCCACGTTTTCTTTTTCCCTTGTTCTTTTTTGACTGACTTAGTGCAATAGCTACCGCTTGCTTTTGAGGATACTTTTCCTTTTTCAGCTTACGAATGTTTGCACTGACTGTCTTTTGGCTTGAACCTTTTTTAAGAGGCATTACATATACAGTCTATTCTGACAACCGCCCTTGCTCTTTTTACCTTTACTCTTAGATGACTTGGATGTTTTACCCATAGCCATTTCCTGTTGTTGAGTGATAGCACCACCCTGTTTGTATTTCATAACTTTACCACCACCCATCATTTTCTTTTTACCATACATTGTAGTTTTCCTTTCTTGCTTTAATTAAAAGCCTCTTAGTGCTGCACCTGTGCCACGACCAGAAAATCCTTTTTTAGACGCAGGTTTTTTCTTAACTACTTTTTTAGTCTTAGTTAATTTTTTTATCTGTCCACCTTTTTTAGCTGCTTCCATCTCTTCTGAATCATAACCTTTTTGAGTCATGTATCCTGATTGAAAACGAGGATCACTAGAATCAAATTTCTTTGCCGATTCATACTGTTTGTACTTACCACCTTCATCTTTAAATTTAGAAGATTTTTTTCCAGAAGTTACTCCTGCTGGTGTATCAAATAAATCTGTATCTCTTCCTGAATCTTTAGCTTTAGGTTTAGGTTTAGGTTTACGTTTAGATTCTACATAACCTGTAGCAGGTGTTTGTCCTGAACCAACTACCTTTCTTTTCTTTTTGTCCTTCTTAGTTAAAGAAGCTAAACCACCTACACCAGTAGCTGTAGCAGTAAGTGCTGCTACTCCTTTACCTGCATTAGACATTTTTGGTCTAGATGCTGGTGTTGGTTTAGATGGTGGTGTTGGTTTAGATTTTTCAGCCTGTTTTGCTTGTTTCTCTTGTTTCTTTTGTTTTTTATTTAACTGTTTAAGCTTTTCTGCTTCTTGTTTCCGTGTTGAGTTTGTACGCGCACCCCTAGCTGCTTTTTCTTGTTTTTCTGCACGGCTTAAAGTTTCATAAGGTTTTTCACCTTTAGGTTGTTTATCTAATTTTTGTGCACGATTTAAATTTTTTAAATTTTTTCTTTCAGTACCTTGTCGTGCTAACTTCTCTACTTGATTTTGAGTAGCTTTAGGAATTTTATCTCCTGCTTTTTTTACTGCTTCTTTACTAGCATTCTTAGCTAGTCCACTTCGTGTGAGTGCACGTGCAACAGTAGGAGCAACCATGCGAACAATATTTGCTCCTGCAATTATAATTGGAATGAAAGCTGGCATTTTAAAAATCCTTTTTTATTAGTTAGTATTAGGCACTAAGTTATTGTCTGCACCTGCAGGACTTGCAGGAGTTTGCATATCGTCTCGTCTTGTTCTACGTGCCTGATTGCGTTGCAGTTCAAGAACTTGTGCATATCTTTGCTCATAAAGTTGTGCACCGGGAAAGTCTTTCT